GCATCCAATGGGTGACAGTGTGTAACTCACCTCGATCACTGAACCATTTGCCATTCATTAAAAATCCAATATCAATTTGGAATTTGTCATCGCTAAATACAATGACATCTTCAGCGTTCTTAGGTAGCCGATCGTCAATGCAAGTCCAGTCGCTTAAAGTTAATTGAATCATTTAATTCCCCTTTAATAATTTTCGTTTACTTCTTTGAATTTTTTATTCAGTTCATAAAGAGAATCTTGAATAACATCCAATTTATCTTTTGATCTTAATAATTGAAATTCTGGACTAAAGTCAATAACAACATCATTGAATATGCCGTCGCTAGTAGTAATGTTGACTTCAAATAGTTTCATTTTTTACCTTTAAATAATTTGATTAATAATGTTTTGCTTCTTTAAAATCTTTTTGAGAATCACATGGTCTAGGCTATTGGCAATGGTTAATAAATAAATTAACGGGGCCTTACCAGTTTTGTTAATGTTCTCTACTCGGCTGCTTGCTTGATCTAATGCGCTGGTCTGCCATGTCGCTTCCACAAATACCACCGTATCAGCCACACTTAAATCGATACCTTCCTGACAAGCCGATAAATTGCCAATAAACAATCTCGTCTTGCCGGTCTGAAAGTTATTAATTAACTCGGCTCGAATCGATGCCGGAGTATCGCCAGTAATCACCGCCGGCAAATGGCCACCTAACAATTGCTCAAGATGGTAAACAACTTCCTTATGATGGGCAAATACAATCACCGGCTCATGCTCTAGCTTTTCATCGATAAATTCACTTGCCTGGGCAACTTTGCGCAGTCCGGCTTCTTTCATCACTAAACTTAATCCCTCAATAGCCAAAAGAGGATTAGGATGATCAATAATATTTTCAGCATTAAATTCTGCCTCGCGTTTATCTATAGGTAAATCAAAAGTAATCAAACTAACTAATGGCTTTTGGTAATCGGTAAATACTTGGGCCTTCGTTCTACGGATTAAATGCGGTTGAATTAACGCTTTCAACTCCGGCAGATTACTGGCACCCGACACATCCAATCCCCAAGGAGATTGCCACATCTTAGCGTAACGCAATGCAAAATCATAATATGAGCCTCTGTAGATACCTAGGCCAGATAATAATGGATATAACTCAATAGGTCGGTTCGGGATTGGGGTGCCAGACAATGCATACACTCTGGGGATTGCCTTCATTAGTTTCAATGCTGCCTTAGTCCTAAGTGATTTATAACTCTTGATCCTGTGGCTCTCATCAAGCACTAAAGTTTGAAATTTACCAAGCTTTTTGATGTTGCTCAGTAAATCATAGTTAATAATGATTACACCTTCGGCAGTTAAGGATTCTGCCATTTTGCGCCCTTGAATAATGGTAATTGGACCATCATAGCCAATGCGCTTTAAAGCTTCGCGCCAGACTGATTTAACAATCGCTGGACAGACAATCAAAGCCGGTAAATTGGCAGCTGCGGCCATTGCGGTGGGAAGTGTTTTGCCAACTCTCGGCTCGTCAGCAATAATTACGCGCTTGTGGTCTAGCATGAATTGGTGGGATATTTGTTGATGGGGGAATAAATTCATATTTAATACTTTCAGTTTTTCAGTTAATGAGATTTCACTATAAATGCCTTTTTGGGAAATTGCAATAAATTTTAGTAAATTATAATAAATTTTGGTAAATCTTAATTTTTATGATATATTGACTAAACCAAGCGGATTGCTTGGCAACTTTTTTAAATTGGAAACTGTAAAAATGAAAATAGTAACTGGAAAAGGTCGGTTCTCATACCTCAATTGGGCTAGTCCTAAAAAAAATGAATTATCTGGCAAAGATGAATTTTCTACTGAATTTTTAATTCCCAAAACGGATAACGAAACCATTGCCAATCTTAAAGCTGCAATGAAAGCAGCATTGGAAAAAAAATGGAATGGCAAATATCCACCTAATCTGCGCAATCCTTTGCGCGATGGCGATGTTGAAGTAAAACAAGATGGCAGTCCATTAGGACCTGAATATAAAGGTCATTTTTTTATTCGTTGCAAGTCAAATGAACAACCAGGCGTAGTGGATGAAAATCGCCAAGTTATTTTAATTGCCAATGAATTTGTATCTGGGGATTATGGCCGAATCTCAGTAACGGCTTATGCTTATTCTCAAGTTGGCAATAATGGTGTTGCGTTTTGGCTTAACAATCTTCAGCGTTTAGAAAAGGGCGAACCATTGGGCAGTAAATCATCGCCTCAAGATGACTTTGGCGGTGGTCCGGCCACACCAACAAGTAATGGAATCCCCTTCTAAAAATGGATGACTTTGACACTACATTAGTGGCTCAAGGAGTATGGATTGGATTTTATGAAGAACCAAATATTCAATCCATACAAGAGGCTCGAAGATTGCTAGATAACTTAACCGATTTATTAATTGCAAAGGAATTAAATGTATCAACACCTATTAAATAAATATGGCGTAAGGCTTACTTTAAATGAAGTAAGTGAAATCTTAAAAATTCCAATCAATACGCTTTACAACAAGCGCAATAAAAAGGAATTGCCATTTAAAACCTACAAAGATGGCCTAAGAGTTTATGCCGATACTTTGGACATTGCTAAACATTTGGAAAGCCAAAATGATTAAAATTGCCTTTTTTATCAGTATTTCAATAACCGGATTAATTATTTTATTAACTGAATTATCTAGGCATTAACTATAGAGCCGAGTTCCAGCTTTATCGATAATCAAGGCTTGTTTTCTTGGTGCGCCATTTGGATCATTAGGTATAGATATATGTGTCCATGAATCAAATTCCCTAATAATCTGGTCATAAGCTATACCGGATGCCATGATGGTTTGAATAACTTGATTTGGTGTCATGCCAGGTATTCTAATGTCAGCTGCGCACCCAACTCGATGCTGACTAGTGTCTTTAGATCCGACTGAATCATTTACTTGCTTTGACCTAAATGCCGAATTAATCATTACTGGTTTACCGCCCAATACTGTTTTAACGGATTCTAAAAACTCAGCCAATCTGGTTAAATTGGCGATTTCGTCATCATTTGGGGTATTGTCAAATTCGCGGTGACTGGTAACAGTTAATTCTTCTAAACTAAAATGTTCTGATAATTGCATTTATTTTTCTCCAATTTTAATGCCGGTAATTAAGCCAATAAATCCACCAATTACAGTTTGAAAACTTGGGCCAATAATTTTAAATACTTCAGCATCATCAACATTTGGATCTAAAATGGCATAGATAAACATAAGTAACATGGCGACAATGACACAAACCAATGACCAAGCACAAATTAATAAAATATGTTCTTTGGTGTTCATTTAGAGGCAACCCCTTGGACTTTTTCAAAGGTTCTTAATCCACCCATGCCAAGCATTCCCATCATCAGCTGCCAAAGGTTATCATCAAGCCCTGGCAATGGTGGAATTACAATGCCAAATATACCGGCAATAGTGCCTGATAGTGGCCTCAATAAATATTGGTAAGCCAATGCTAAAGCACTTACCCAACCAATCGCTGGTCTCCATCCTGATACAAATAAAGATGGATTTGAAGCCTCTGCTTTATTGATGTCAGTTTGTGCAGTCATTGATGCAAGTTCACCAGACTGCTGAAGTTTAAGTAATTCTAATTTGGCATTGGCGGCCTGTGCCGGATCTGGGAAAATTCTAGTAATTAATGTATTACCTAAATCAAGCGCTGCAGAGATGGGATCAAGTGACATTATTTATCCGCCTTTTTATCAAGTTTTTCAAATAATCTATCAAGGATAGCTTCTAATTTATCAAATCTTGCTTGTATATCGGACTTAGTTACATAATTAGTTGGCAAATCAACTTCAATTTGTTTTAAATCGTCTTTCAGTTTTTGCGTTGCTTCCCATAGTTGCCGAGCAAACCAGCCAAGGCACCCAATTGCTACTGGCACCACAATGTTTAATAATGTCTGAATATCCATACTAATCCTGTAAATAATAAATTAATAAAATTGGTCTATATGTTTTATTATTTTGTCCGGTTCAAAGTAGGAATCTTCAATTGCATCAACATCTTCCCACCATAAAAATTGGTTCTGTCGTAAGTATAATTTATTTTTCAATAAATTAATATTGGAATCGTGGCCAAATATTGCTGGATCTGATTGGCTAAATAATACAATGCCTTTTTTATTGCAATCCCATGCTAAATGCTGAAACATAGAATCCACACTAATCCAAGTTGTGCAATCATTTATAAGGGTTCTGAGTTCATTGATTGATAAATTAAACCGGCAATCATCCACCAATGGAATCTCACCAGTAATGCCGACCTGAACAATATCATCATTAATACCTTTAATTACTTCAGCCCAGTATGGATAATTTTTGGCATTTTCTTTACCATTTCTAAGTTTCTGAGCATAGGGCGCAATAATTAGCATAGGTATAACTTTCTAAAAGCATTTTCTAAACTATCTTGCCATTGCCATTGATCCATTTTTTTATAAATATTCCAATGGTCCAAATCCCTAAAGTTTAAATAGGCATCCGAGATGGATAAGCCTGGCACTATCTCGGGATAACAACTAAAAACAATAGGGTTCTTAATGAATGGCAATACATGACTAAAAACAATATGATCACCCATACCGCAATTAAGAATAACGATTGTATGGTCTTTATAGGTCATAAAGTTTCTAAAGATTTGCTCATCATGCTTATACATGGATTGATTGGTTTCTGACCGAATGCCGCCTTGAGGATTCTTAAAATGCCATGTAATCGCATTCGGAACAATCAATAGCTTATAACCCTTTTGATGCAATCCATAGGTAAACAAGGTTTCTTCCCGATGCGCTACTCTGGACAATCCGAGATTATAGTCATACACTCCAGCTCGATATAAAAAAGAACAATGTAGGTGCTGGACTTCTTTTGGCTCTCGGATAAATCCCCATTGAGGATGTGGCTCATTATCAATATTTTCGATAAGTCCTGTTGATTCAATCGTATTTATTGCTTGATGGGTAATAATGGACCCACCAATGGCACCGACATCGGCATCGATGTATTGCATGAGATTTTCTAATGCATTTGAATCCGGAATCGCATCGTCATCAACTCGCCAAACCCAATCAAACCCTAGTGTATTGGCTCTTTGGTGTATGTGATGCTGACCTTTTTTATCAGTATATTGCCATTCCCAATGAATACCTTTGCTATCGAGCATAGAGAAAATATGCTGATAAATCGGCTCATTGCGTAAATCTTGAGGCTCGTCATTGTCATCATAGATAATCAGCTTATCGGGTCGAATAGACTGATTAGCGATGGCGGTTAATACCAAAGGCAGCGTAGAAAAATAACGGCCTCTGGTGGCTACTGAGCAAAGTATTCTGATTAAGCCCACACTCTCACAGGTTTTCTAGGTTCAACAATAAAAGGTCTCAAAGGCTCAATATCTTCATCATCCAATAACCGAATATTAACGCCCCAATTAGGAGGAGGATAGGGAATAGGCTCATAATCATCAGGAGTAGGAATTGGCGGTCTTTGATAGACTGTTCCAATGACCGAAATGTTCTGATAATTCGGCTGTAAATATGATTCAGTTTTAACGACTTCAGTTGGCTGACCTTGTTCATCGAGTTCATACTCCGTTGGGATGATTGTATATAGAATCGGTAAAGATTGTGCTTCGTCTGTAAAGGATAGGTATAAGTCTTGCATAATTAGCTTCCTGTAAGTGCTTGTAAATTTGCGCCAGTCATAGCAGTTGGGTAATAGGCTAGTTTTTTAATGTGACCATTTAACCATCCTTGAGAAGAAATATTATAACCAATTACCATTTGTGTAGCAGTAGGAACTGCGTTATTTGTGCTAGATGAAACTGTTGCAACACCCAAAGCAGAACCTGTTAAAGATGAATTGCTATAAGTAAATGCTATTTTATTGGGTTGACCAACTCCATTTACTAATGAATTAGTTGTTAAAGAAATAGAACCGCCAGGACCTGCTGCTTGAGCTTGTGTAGCATTTAACTGTGCGATTAATCGCATGACTGATGAACTAGAAGCGTTACCTAAAACGAAAGCATCACAATATCCTGTTGAAGCGTAATAACCACCCTGTGCCTCAACATACCAAGTGCCTTGAGAGTTATTAAAGAATGTACTAAAGTTAGTTGCGGTAACTGTTGGATATTCGGCAGCTCTAGTTACTGATGCAGAGGTTGTTTTAATATAGGAAGTTAATGCTGAAGATGCACCAGCATTTTGCGTTAACTCTAATTGCGCACCCCAAGCATAAAATCCATTAAATCCGTTACCAGCAAATGCTGGTTGAACACTTGAAGTTAAAGATTGTGCTGCACAAATAATAAAGTTTGGTGATGTGCCATTTCCTGTAAATGTGTAACTACATCTATACCATCCATTACCTACTGGAATAATATTTGCAGTTCCATTTGTAGGAGTTCCTGCAATTCCATTTAATAAATCAAAATTGCATAAACTAGCAGAAATAGGGACTAATTGAGCAAACTGTTGTCCATAATATTTTAAATATACTGAAAATGTATAAATTGAGCCATTAGTTACAGCAGTTGCAAGACTATATAATTGATGAGTTACATTAGAAGTTGTAACAGTTAATAATTGCCCTGTTTGATTCCCATCAGGTGCTATTGTGGCAGATGCAGTAACTGGTAATGCTGGTTTACTCCAATACGCATTAGTAAAATCTTCAGAATAATTAAATAAATTCGTGCTACTACCTTCTACTAATAATCCTAAAGATTCCCCTGTGACTGGATTAAAATCAAATCTAGGTGTGTTAATAGGTGCTGATTGTAATGTTGGAATAAAATTATTGATTGCAGTTGTAGTGGTTTGATTGTAGGCAGTTGCGGTGCTTCTTTGTTCTAATTGTGCGCCATAGACTAATATAGTGTCGGTTGTTGCACCAACATAAGCGTTTGGTTGACCATTCGTATTTAAACTTGGTGTGGCTGAATTACTTTGGCTAATATAATTATAAGCATATACTCCAGCAGTTGTTGTAAAACTTAAAGTAATGCGGTACCAAGATGTTGAACCGACTTGTGTAATAGTTGCAGAAGGAGAAGAATAACTTCCAAATGCTACTGGAGTT